TGTAGTAGTAGTAGAAGATGTAGTTGTTGTAGTATCAGGTACAGTTGTTGTTGTACTTGATGTAGTTGTAGTGGTAGATGTATCTACACAAGTAGAAGTAGGTGCAGACCAATCGGTTTGTGTTTCATTAAAAGGTGCTTGGTCAGGTAAAGCTATACTTCTCTCTATAGATATTGTACTATAGCTATTATCTGTGTCATTGTCAGACCTAACTCTGTAATAGAATGTACCTACTGGTAACTCAAAATATGTTCTTAAATTAGTAATACTAAACACGTGGTCACTCCATTGATTTTGTACGTGACCAAAACTTGTAGATATACAGAAACTATTCTCATCTATACCTGTAGCCATACCAAAAAAGATTGTGTATTTTTCTGGTGGACTATCTTCAAAACCATCTGAACCTAACAATCTAATAGTTAAGTCACCTGTTTCTGCATTTATTGATTGTTGATAACCATAAGGTTCTTGTGTTGGTACGTGGTCCCCAAATACAGGAATAGGTATTACTAAGAACGCAACAAGACATAGACGAACAAGTGTATTAAATTTGTAAAGCACGGAACTTACTTAGTTCCGCAGCAACCACCACCGCAGCAAGGATCTGCCATTATATTTCTCTCCCATTCATGTCATTGTGTGTCTTGCTATCTAAAATACCAAATGCTTGGTTAACTTCTTCGTATGAAAGTTGTCCATCATTAAGATATTTTCTTGCAAGTATTTCTAGGACATTAGCTACGCCTAATAGTCCTGCAAGTAATGATGACTGTACGACATCTATTCCTATTAAACTACCTGCACCAATAACACTCAATGCCTGTGCTATAAATACAGCAACCATGCGTTTTGATATATTCCAGTACAATGCGTAGCCGTCCATTATTACATTATACTATTTAAGAATGCAGCACTACTGGTAATTGCAACAAGCCAACCTAAAATTTCTTGACGTGATGGAGACTTATTTATTTTTTCATGTAGCTCATCAATACGCTTGTTAGCTATATCAACTTCATCTTTAATTAATTGCAAATATTCTTTAGTTGTAAATCCGTTGCCATTAGACATTATGGTAAGTCATCTTCCCTAAGATCTATCCAATCCCACTCTTCTTTGTAAGTATACTTGTTGTCAAAATCGTAATTAGATAAATCGTTAAGTAAGATTAAAAACTTATTAAATAAATAACCTAATGCAAATCCTATAACATAATCCATTTGTGAATTGTATCACAAACTATGTTACGTAGTGGTTAATTATTCAGGTTTTGGATTGTCTGATTTAACTGTAGCTATGTGGTCTTTCCAAACTGTAGTGCTATTCACTTGATCCCAGTATTGCATATCTAACTGGTCAGGTATAGAACCATAAGCCATTTGCCTATCTGCAATATAACCAAATTGTTGTTTATTCCATTTTTGATTTGCGTCATCAATTTTAGCTTGTTCATATTCAACATCATTGTATTCTCTGCGAACACCACTACCTGATACAAACAAACCATCACCACCATTAGCAGTTTTTTTAGCTTCTATCTCTGTATTAGATTGAGTTTGTAATTCTTCTTTTGTTGCCATATCTCTCCTATCTTAGCACACTTTTATTTTTTAAGTCCATATAAAGCAAACTCTGCACCAGTTGCAAAATCAACTGAACTCTCTGTAAAGAAAGCGACACCATCACTAGCACTTGCGACTTCGTGATTTCCTCCACCCATTCTTCCACCCATATCAGGTGTTAAATTCATTCTTGCAGTTTCGTATGTAATCCAACTGTACTCAGCAGCAGCAGGAAAGTGAAACAAATATATTATACCATTGTTTGTTTCTCCTGTAACATTACTTGAACTATCAAATATAGTAAAAGCTGCAGCACCTTTTTGAGCTGTATGTCCAAAGGTAGCATTTTTTAAATCTTCATGTACATAATCATATTTACTATCTGTTTGTATAGAACCACCCTTAGTAACTCTCATACTAATATTTTTATTATCTGTAGCAGGTTGCATATTATTAACTTTGACCATATATGTATCATAAGTACTATCAATTCCTGATAAGGTAACAGTGTGTGTACCTGATGATGTTATAATTTCATCATCTATTTTAACTAAAGCACTCATCTTTCAACTCCATAAGTTCTTATTGTAATATTTCCAAAAGTTCCACTACCACTTAAAATTTTAAATCCTCTCATACTTGCGTTTTGTTTTAATACACCAACTGATTTAGTAGGAGTAGCAGGTGTTGTGCTACCTCCGTCTTGCGAACTTTGTCCATGAATATAAGTATAAACAGCTTCAAATGGATTATGTACATAAGTAACTCCACCACCTTCAGTTCCTACACCTGCAAAAGCAGCTGATATCTCAGGTTGATTTGTTGCTTGGCTATCAGCATGTGTTGTATGTGTGTACATATTTTTGTATGCCCAATTATAATCACTATCAGCTATCAAATTACCACTTGAATCAATAAATCTACAATTAGCGGTATCATTTGTACTTCCATCATAATGAACTACAACTTTGTAAACATCATAATCTGCACTAAATACATTATCAACAGATACACCATCTACTGAACTACCAGTAGTTTCATTTATAAATACTAAACTACTCACGACTGTTCCAATCCATACAAAGCATAGCTTCCTGTTATACCAGGACTAGCTACATTAGGATAAATTCTAAACGCGTCAACAGCTTGGTCAGCAGTAGTACTACCACCACCATGTTCAAATCTTTTAACATCATTATCTCCACTTCGTTCATAAATAGCATGACTGTTTACATAACTATGCCTTCCACTATCTCCTAAAGTATAGAAATAAGCATATCCACCTCCACCAAAATTAGTGTCTGCACTTTGCATAAAATTTATACCATATAAATCAGTGCTTGTTGCTTGATTAAAAGTACCATCAGTTTGTCCAAAAGATTTTGAATATGCTAAATCATCTGTTAAGAAACTAGAACCATTATCAGTACTAAAATCAAAAAATATAGTTATGTCTTGATGAGAACCAGTCAATGATACAGTAAAGAAATGTACATCATATACATCTTCTTGAATATCGTTTACAACTACACTGCTACTTGAACTAAAAGTAGCTGATTTAATAAGTGTCAATGCACCTGCTGCACCACTACTTGCTGTAATTATAGATCTAGCTACACCTAATGGTGACATTATGCGAACGCTAGTTGTGGGATTATAAAAACTGTAGTGCTTGCGTCTTTAAATATAAAAGTAACAATATCAATTGAAGCTGCTGCTGTACTTAATGTTAATCCTGCAGCACCTGCAGTTTTACCTGCAGTTTCAGCTTGACCATTTACAGTTGTTTTATTAATAGCCATAGTTCTTGAACCTGTGCCATCTTGTGTAACAATTAAAGTAAATGTTGCTATACCTGCGGCAGGTACATTTGTAAAATCTATATCGGTAACAGAGTGTGCTAGTGTAACTGAACCTGTATTACCATTTGCTAGATCAATAGCTAATACTGCTGCAGATGTTACATCTTGATCTGTTTCAGCATAATCTTTTAATACTGCTGCTGATATTGTTTGGTCAGCACCTGTAACGGCACCTGATAAAGTAACAGCACCTAATGTTTTATTTGTAAGGGTAGCTGTTTCGCCATCTGCGTATGCTTTTACTGCTGCTGATGTAGGTATTGTTGTGTCATTATCATTAGATGTTATAGTTTCTGACTCCGTAACAAGTGTTCCTGCAGCTATTGCAGTAGTATCTACTGAAACATTTAGTACACCAGATGAAGCAGTTAATCCTGTTCCATCAATGCCTGCTACTAAATCTGCGACACTCTCTCTTTTTACTTTGTTACTATCGTTTGCGTCTCTAATAAATATTTCATCATTAGCAACATCTACTGCGCCTGCAGCAACATCAAATACAACTTCACCTGCTGAACCGCTAGAATATGTTGTATCAACTACTTTGCCTAGTGCGTCAAAAATATCTTCAAAATGTTGCTTCATTGGTGCAACACGAACTTTAGATCCTGATGGGTGTGTTAAACCAGAACCTGCTGCAGATCCACTAAGGTATCTATTGTCTGCAGTTGTTGTTGTAAATGATGTACCTGCAACGGTACTATCTATAAAAATGTATTCTCTTTGTGTAGCACTATCAGGTTCAATCACTATGTAACATGGTGAAGCTAATCCTGTTGTAGAAGCTACGTTTACTGTTAAGTCACTAGCACCTAACTGCGAAGAGAGTGTTGTCTCAAACGCATTAGCCGTAGTTGATTCTGCTGCTTTTCTTGTGTCTGCCATATATTCTCCTAGTTAGTATATCACACGCCAAATCGGTATACACCTAAATCTCCAACTCCGAGAGTTCCTAATGATGAAACTTCTGACGTGTTTGCTTGTCTTTGTCCTCTAACCTGTATAGTACAGAATACCATAGTCGATCCGTACTTAGTTATTTCTTGCACAGGTAGAGTAACATTTTCTACGATTCCCCTTATTGCTTCGTCTGGTTTAAATAATGTCAATTGTACTGACTTGCCTTCTAATCTTTTTAATGCGTCAAAAAGTTTTGCACCAATGCCAGGTATGTTCTTTGGTCTTTTACCTGGACGTTCTATACGATCAGATACGTTTACTGGTATTCGTGCAATAACATCTTCTGGTTCAGGGAAAGCACGATAGCTGTATGAATACACTTCTGGTGTACTTGCTTGTCCTGATCCTGCTTTAATTGTTAGTTTAGGAATTAGCCATCTATTAATAACATTTACAATAGGTATCTCATCTCCATTACCTTCTATCTCTACGTTAGTTAATGTGGAGTATGAAACACTAGAAGCATTAGACAATGCGTCTAACTCTGTAGAATATTCTGCTAATACTGATCCACCTGCAGGTATATCACTTGTGTATATACGACCACCAATCCATTGTTTTTTCTGTGACGTATAAAAATCTGCAGCAGGAAGTATTACATAACCATCTTCTACGTATGTCGATAATTCTTTAGCTAAACCTACTTGATCAACAATAAAAAATAATTTATCTTTTGCAACGGTTATGGCTTGTACTTTACCTGATGTGCCAGTGTAATAAATATCTCTTGCATAACCTAATGTTGGTAAATATATGGCATATAAATCAGTTTCGTTTGCACTATCTATAACACCAAAATATATATGATCTCTTGTAGAAAACAAACTTGTAGGAGATTTATCTACTGTTGTATTAACATCACCAAATTCTTTTATAAGCTGCCTGTCATCTATTGTGTACAAAACACCGTCACTTGCAATAGTTCCTCTATATACTCTACCAATTTTGCCACCTGCATTTGATGATTGTGATGTAGAGAAAAACACTATACCATTGCTTTCTGCTAAAGATACAATGTCTTCACCTTCTATAAATGTTTGTCCTACTAAAGATAAACCTGTTCCTGTATCTTTTAATGAGTATATGTAACCGTCGTCTGAAGCTGCTAATACAACAGGACCACCATCTATTACATCTACCCACAATGATCCTGCAGGTAAATCTTTTATTAATGTTGGTGCAGAAGTGCCGTCTAATTCTTGTAACTTACCATCATTTTCTATTGACAAAATATAATTTTTAACATTAAATAATCCTTTAATAACTCTGCTTGAAACTACATTTGTATAATTTGACCAACCTCCACCAATATTATCTGTGTCTAATTTTCTTACAATACTGTCAGTGCCATCATTAAGAGAAGCATACAATATGTGTCCTTCCATAACTAAACCTGATACATTGTAAGAAGCGTCTGCTGCATAAGGATCTGAAGTTGTCCAGGAAGTACCATTATTATTTGAATAATAAATATCGTGACCTTGTGCAAGCCATATAACATCTTCATGTGTAAGTACATGTTGGTTTGCATTGCTTGATGATTTGTTTAGTTCTGTATCATAATGTAATTCTAAAGAATAGTTTTGCCCTTTGTCATTTGCATTTTTAAATACGTCAACACCTTTACTGTCAAAGAATCTTCTAAAATCATTAGGTCCTTGATTACGTTTATGTGCCTGGTCAAGTCCTGCACCACCAGAAAAATCTGATCTAGCATAACTTTGTCCAAATTCTGCTCTAAACTCTTCTGGTACTTGTGCTGTATTAACCTGTTGCGCAGATAATGGTGCAGTAGTAATAGATAATTCTCTACCTGGTGCTACTGCTAAACGAAGTAGTATATCTGTTACACCATCAGATATTTGTGCTTGATATCCAAAAGCTAACGGTGTAGCTACATTACCAGTATTAGGTAATGGCATTAGCTAAAACTAATTCCGTAGAGTTCAACACCTTGCGGAAACCTAGATCGTTGTTCTCTTCTTGCTCTGTCAAGTAATACGCCATAGTATCTAAGTAAAGCATTTCTAAGTCTTTCACCTGATCCTACAGGTACACCTCTTTGCTCTAAGTTTTCTGTTATAAAATTTTGTGTAGTAACGTCCACATCTAATTCTGATAGCAATTGTGCAACAGCACCAACCATTACTATTTGTTCATGGAAGTCTTCCAGTCCACATACACTATTCATATTATTTGCTTCTAATGTTGGTCTTGTAAATTTTGAAGCATAAACAACATATACAGTTTTACCTGATGAAGGTGCAGAAGGAAATTGTACTGCTGCTTCTGTTGTTGATCCTGCAAAATCTGTAAGTAACTCTAATGCTACGTCACTGTAAACAGTAGTAGTAGATCCTGATGTAGAGTTGTCCATTTTTGCTTGTAATATTCTTTGTGTGCCTGCAGGCATTTCTACAAATTGAGTAGAGGAAGTGGTTATAGATGTTTTCTTTACAGCATATAAGGCAGGATATAAACCTATAACTTGATCGCCTATAGCATTAGCAACGTTTAATCTAGGATATTTAGGTTTAAGTATTATGTCTGTATCGTTAAGATGTTCTGCTGCAGTAGATCCTAGTCTTCCACGCTCTACAGTTATTTCTCTTGCAACTGTATTTATATCTTCCACCATAACTAATTCTTGTTCTATTTCTAATACAGAACCTGCACCAATTAATTCTTCTTCTTCTGGAGTAAACAAACCAGATTTATATTTTAATGTTGTACCTGATGATGTAAGTCCTGTACCACCTGTAATACTATCTGTATTAGCTATTTGTGATAATGGTTCTTGTTCTTCAACTGGACGTAAATATTCTCTGTATGTTCTGTCTATAAGTTCGCCAAATGTTGCCATTATACACCCATACTTCCTACACCTAATTTTATGACACCTAAACCAACAAGTGGTTCTGGTAATAAATCAAGGTCTTCATCAACACGATTAATAAAATCTACATGTGGTGATCCGCCCATACTATCCATTGATAGTGAACCACCCTCTTTGAGAGTTAGTAAGATACCCATAGTATCTTAGCTTTCTCTATATAAAAAAGTTATTTTTCTTGCAGCCGCTTCAGTAGAACCAGATACTACACGTAAAAAACCTGTAGAAGCAAAAGCCCAACCACTAGGATCTACTCTTACTACGTCATCTGTACTTACGGTATAGCTTACTGCACTTCCGTCAGTTTCTACAACATCTTTCCAACCACCAGGACTAGAAGCCCATTGCATTGTGATTGTTGTTCCAGTCATAGCTGATGGAAATAAGATTGCTGACAAAAGCATACCGTCTGTATTTGAACCTTCGCTTGCTGTAGATCCGCTATCTATTTGTACTATATCTTGTTTAAATCTTGCCATATACGTTCCTTATTTTAGCATACTCTAAAGACCGCTTAGGTGGAGTAAGCGGTCTTAGAGTATTAATTTATTGATTAAGCGTTAGAAACGTTGTTAATTTCTACGTGATATTGTTGTGGACCAAAGTCAAAGCCCATTTCCATATACACTGCTTTTGCAATTCTTGCGTTATCATTTTGATCTAAGTCTCTTACAAACATAGTTCCAAAACCTGGTATGTTTAGGAATATTGGTTTGACAAAAGACATGTCAACGATAAAGTTTTTCTTACCATCATTAGTTCCTGCAGGTAGGAAATCAGACAAAGCTAGTCCGATTGTACCGAAAGGAGTAACGATAGTATCTATGTCAACACCACCGACATTTCTGTCTCTAGGTAAGATACCGTAGTTCTTTCCTGATACAACAGTTGCGTTTACCATTTCTTTATTAAGATCAAGTAAAGCTGTTGGTTGACAGAAAAGTACTAAGTTTCTCATTGGTGCGCCTGCGTCATACAGTTTTTTCATACCTGCTGCAATTACATCAAAGTTAAGTTTTTGTGCAGTACCTGTTCCATCACCATCTGTGTCGTGATGTATAATGTTGCCGCCTGATAGAGAACAATGTTGATCAAGACCTCTCATTTGACGATTACCTGATGTACCGTCATTGTAAGAAGCGTTGAATGCTGACCATTCTACTTTCTTTGCGACTGTTTCTAATACTAATTCCATTTGATAAGCTAGCTCATCATTAATTGGATTGTTACCTGCTAATGCTAGTGCAGGATCGGAGTTCTTATAGTTCCCTGATAATTGAAAAGGTACGATTTCTCCAGAAGCTGCTTGTGCAGTATATGATACTTGTGCTGCTTCGTGGAAAATTTGTAGTGTACCCTGTTGTGCGCTTCTGCTTCTTCCAGAATAGTTAGGCGCTCCGCCTTCATCATCTGGTGTAACAGAAGAGACTGTTGCATTATCTTGTGTTTGGAACTGGAAGAATGTTGAGTTTATCGCAACTCCTCCATTAAGTCCGCCTGCAGCAGCTAGCAATGGTGTTCTATTAGGTGTGATTTTAAATAATTCACCAGTAAAGTTATTAACGTCACTAGCAACTATTGGATTAGCACCTGATATTGCTGCCATTTTCTACTATTTCCCTTCTCTCTTACGAGATATTTATTGTTTTTTTAATTCTTCTTGTAAAGCTAATTTTGCTCTAAGACTATCTTTAACAGAAGTGTTATCACTTGCTATAACTTCTTGCATTTTCTGTGTCCAATCTTGTGGTTGTGAAGCAACAGAATTTTGTTGTATTGTCTCTAGCTTAGAATCACTATCAGCAATCTTCGCAGCAGCTACATCATTGTTCTGCTGTACCTGTGTGTCAATATTGTATGTTTCTTTTAGCCAGGATCCTAGTTCTGCGGTATCTGGTTTTCCATCATAAAGATCAAAAGCCATCTTACCTGTGCCAGAGTCAGGATCTAATCCAACATCTTTAAACAAAGAAGTCTTTACAACATTCTTTAGTTCTTTATTCTCTTGTTCTACAGATTTAAGTTTGTCCCTTAAACCTTTTATACCTTCGTTGGTTTCCATGCCGTCCATTGTTTCGTCTGTCATTGATATTCTCCATTTCTCACACTATTACACTGTTCTCCAATAAGGTGTGGTACATATTGGGAGTGGTTACAGTATTTGATTATATGCTGAATTGGCGCTGCAACTACGCTGACAACACCTCTACGAATTTATTACTTGGATAGGACGTAGGAACCCTAATCCAGAATGTCGTTCTATTATTTACCTAGCGGAAACTGACCACGCTAGTACAATTATTATAACACATAAAATTACCGATAAGACAGTTTTTCCTTGTTGTGTCAATTTAATTTTATAAGCGTCATTCCAAAAAGTCCATGCTTTATCAGAAACAAAATGCCCTTTTTTATTTCTAGCTCTAACCCATTTTATCATTGTTCAACCAATCCTGTTACACCTACTTGTGTTTGTGCAGCGCCGCCTTCACGTGTGAACGCTGTAGCTTGCTCTGCTTCTAATCTTTCACGTACTTGTGCAGACACTCCTTCACCAAATACTTCTGATTCAATAAACTCTGACAAACCAAATATATCTTCTCTACCTGTAAATCTTCTAGCAAGTCTTTGTAATCTTGGTAAACTTGCTTCAGCTCTTTGTGCGATCTGCTGCGCACCTGTACCAGATAAACCTGCACTAACTAATCGTTGTGCTTGTTGTGCTGATACTGCAAAATCTTCTTCTTTAAATGCGCCACCAATCTGTGATACCGAAACTCTTTGTGAAATAATATCTGCTGATACATCTTCTGATATAAAGCTAGCAAATATAGCTTCATCAGATATGTCATCAGTTGTAGGAAATTGTCCAGGATAGTTTTCTACATAATATTGTTTTACTGCGTCAAACTGGTTAAACAGTGATGTATATGCAGTATCTAATCTTGTAGCAAATGTTCCTGGATCTACATCATTATCAAACAAATCTGTTATCTTGTCTTCAAAATAACTAGGATTTAAATTATAATCTTCTAATGCGTTAAAGTAATCTTCCTTCATCTTAATGTAATCTAGTTCTGGTGTTTCTGTAGTAAATCTAAGTGTTGTACCATCTTCTCTAAATATTCCAGGAAACTTATCTTTGTACGCTTGTGTACCTCTCATACTAATTAATGCTTCGTCTACGTCACCACCGTTAACATTGTATTCACCTATAAATGTTTCAAGTAACTCTTCACCTAAATAGCTGTAGTTAGCTTGTGCAAACTCTCTAGCGTTAAATTGTTCTTGTGGATCTCCTGGAACTGGTGCAGGAGGTGGAGGATCTGATACACCTGGATCACTTGGACCTAAATCTTGTTCTTCAATCGTTCCGTCACTGTATATAGTTTGAAATACTATTCTTCCGTTTTTAACAATTGTTTGTGTTGATTGTACAGTTCTACCTGTTGGTGGTGGTACAACAGGATCTAAAGGTGGTATTATAGGATCAGCTGGTGGTGGTGTACCATCATCTGGTGGTGGAACATTTAATGCGGCTGCTCTAGCTGCAAGAACTGCAGGATCATTTTCTAATGAAGCACGTAATGCTTCTATATCTGTATCCACTGATAATTCTTGTATAGGTTGTCTTTCTGGTTCTGGTGTAACTTGTGGTAAACCACGAACACCATCAATCATTGGATTTAAATTCATAATTCTACCTAATATGCTCATAACCCAAACCTTCCTCCGCCAGTTGATCTAGCGCCTGCTTTACCAAATACTCTCTCCATGTCTGATTTAAATTGATCTCTATATGTTTGTGAACCAGTATCTGCTGCTGCAGCAAATGCGATATCTTTACGTTCTGCTACATCATTAGTCGCAATAAATTGATTCCATTGTGCAGATTGTTCATCTGGTCTTGCACCTGTAATACCTTGCCATTCTGTTCTAAGGTCTGGTGCTATGTCTTCGTATGCTTTAACATTAGTTCCTTCATACTGTGAAAACTTTGCTTGAAATTGATCTTGTAATTTAGGTAAAAACTCTTGTGTAAATGCTGTAGGATTATCCTGGTAGTTAGCAAGTAACTGTTCTAAGTTATAGTTATCTGCAACTCCTGGACCTAATATAGAGTTAATTGTATTCTCCATTGTTCTTGTAAGTTCTATTGTCTCTAATGTTTTACCTTCCAATGCAGCTTTTACTTCTGGATCAAGTGTGTATCTGATTAAAGGATTAGCTAACTTCTGTAAAGTTTTAGTAATATCATTATCGGTAAATGTACCGTATTGATACTTTTGTGTAATAGTGTCTATAAGTTTAGGATCTAACTCTGTTATACCTGCGTCCATCATTCTGCTAATTATGTCTTCTCTTTTCTGTATGCCACGTTGACTAAATGTTGCAGGATCCTGGTGTGCAAATAACATCTCCTGGCGTTCTGTAGCTGTATGTGTATTCCACCAGGTTGTCTTTGCTAGTTCTGATTCTCTTGCAGTTCTGCCTTCTTTAGCTGCTTCTAGTACAACAGCAAGGTAATCGTATTGACCTTGTGCATTCTTACTAAATATATAAGGTTTATACCGTGCTTCTGTTTCTAATGATTCTATAAAGTATTCATATCCTGTTGCACCTGCTTCAACTTGTCCACGTATAGAAGATAGTTGGTTGTGTGTGCCAAAATAAAAACTATTTATATAATCATCAACGTCTATGTTAGTATCTCCTTCTGAAGAATATACGTCTCCATCTTTACGTACAATAACATCTGGTACTACTGTTGGCTGCGCTGCTTGTGTAATCTCTTTAAGATCACTAACTTTGTATCTAAATGTAAAATTTTCTAATCCAGGAGATAACTGTGCAGTTTCTGGTGGTAATTGATACACCAAATAATATATGCTTTGTCCTGCTTCATTTATTTCTTGCCATACCTGTGTATCGCTAGGAAGTTCTGGTATAAGATTAGCTGCCATAGATACCTGCAAATGGTTTAAGTTTTTCTATTTTTTTGTCAGCAAATTCAGTCATGTCTGGTGCTTCTCTTTTCAATTCAGTATATGCGTCTATAAGAACCTTAGCTCTATCTTTAATATTAACAGGCATTTTGTCTCGTAATTCTAATATATGCAACATGTCAGCGTTGTTCTTTGCATTCTCTAGCATTACTTGATCTGCATAAGATTTATATACTCTTTTTTCATTAGCTTCTGCAACCATGTCATACAAATCTTTAAAACCTTGATCACCATTAGGATCATTATAATTTGTGTATGCACGCCAACCTTCTTTACCATTATCGTTATATATTGTTGAAGCTATAAGCATGTGCTTATCTATGTTGTTTATATCCTTTAAAAATTTAATTGCTTCATCTCTATTCTCCTCAAACAATTGATTACCTAGTGCGTTACGTTCTGCTACTGTTTTTTCTTTCTTTAACATATCTCTATATTTAGGATCCATAGCCATCATTACGTATGTTTTATTATCTCCACTTACATCTATTTGCATAAGTCCATAACTTTCACCTCTACCAGGAACGTTGTATTCAGCATGTGCGTTATAAGGTACGTTATTTATATCTAATATCTCACCATCTTTAGTACGATTACTTGCACTTTCAACACCAAATATTGTGATCAAGTCTTCCATTTCATCTGTTGTGTCGTTATACCACGCAATTTTAGTTCTACCATTTAAATCTGCAGCGCGTGAATCTCTAAAATTAATCATAGCTTCCATAATTCTATTAGGATCTACAACACCAATGTTGTTAGACATATACTTTATTTCAGGATATTTATTTCCACCACCTTCTATAACTGGAAAATTTCTTGCGTTAAACATATTATCTCCTACCTGGATTGTAGCTAGGAAAATTAGTAGTGTCGCCAACATCTAATGGTTGTCCGTATTTATCTGTAGTTTTTGGTAATGCTGATTCATATTCATTTTCTATAATTTTAACTAAACCTTTTGTTACGTTTCTATCTCCTGTATACCCTTTTTCTTTTAATTTAGATGATACATACATATCACGCTTTACGTTGTATATCCAATCATTTAATCCAAATCCGTCCTTGACAGTATTTAATGCTGACACTGCTGTATCTTTTAAACTGTCAAACATACTCATAATTATCTTGTTATTTTTTGCACCATCTAATAATGGATTTACATACGCTTCTTTACCTATTTCAAATGTATCACTTACAGCACCTGCTAATGTTCCTGGTGTTTCTGGAGATCCGTACATTTGTTCAAATACAGTATCTGTTTCTGTTGGATCGTAGATGTCTTGTGCAACATCTGCAACTGCACCACCTATTGTGGCTGTCTCACTACCAACGCCTGATACTCTTGACATAAGTAAATCTATTAACACTGGTCCAAATACTGCAGCGTCAAACAAATCTACGCCATTTGCAAGTGTTCTTGTTAGTCCTGTCGCATTCATAACTTTAGTAACGTCTTGTGGATCTACTTGACCTTCTAAAAGATTCATTACTTTTGTTACTTGCCTCTGTACTGTTTCATCTTTTACATCACCAAAAATAGATTGTTGCGCAATCATTGTTCTCAATCCATCAAATTCTTGTAAAAACACACCATCAAGAGGTCTTGGTGCTATATTTTCTGGAGATTTAACAAACCTTTCATCATAAATATTTAAATCCTTGTAAAGTTTAGACCAACGTTCTTTAGTTGTCTGTGACAATGTTTCATTGTTTTTTATTGTTTCTAATGGTATTATTTCTGCAATAGCTTTAATTTCATCGTCAGATAAGTCTGCAAAACTTCTGTTACCGAGTATTACATCATTTAAAAATATAGTTCTATCTCCATCTAATTCTACAGATTTAATTTGATATGTAGCTTCTCTTGGAACACCAGTTCCAAATTTATCGCCTGGATCAACAATGCCAAAAACATCATGATATGCCAATGCGTCAGCACGACCACCTCCTGTACCTGCAACAATTTCTATACCGCTTTGCGCTAAAGATTTTAACAACAATCTGTCAACAAATTGTCCAGATTTTGGTACAGCTTCTACATATTTTTGCGGTAAACCATTTATTCTATTTAAAAAATTTATAAGTGTTTTGTCACCTTCGACATTATTGTTTAAAGAAAAAACAATATCATCAACTTCTGTATTTATATTTGCAGTAAGAGATTTTACTTCTTTTAGTAAATCTATACCATATTTACTTTTTACTCTCACATCATTAGTGCTTGTATATCCTCTTGCTGAATTAGCTAAATCAAACAACAAATCTTCAGTTGGTTCAATTTTATTTTGTACCATGTTTTTTATTATTTGTTTATAACCAACATTATTTTTGTGGTACTCTATAAAATCCATAAACACTTCTGTGTCTGGACGTACTACCTCCATAAATTTTTGTAAATATAACAAGTCACGTGTAGCGCTATAGCTACCACCTAAAAATTCTATTGGTAAATTATTTGCAAAATTTAAAGCAACATCAAAATTAATTCTTTTTACATCTGCAAATGTATCATTTAAATTTTTAGTAAATAACACATGTCCTGCTGTATTTTTTTGATTAACAAAATAAGTTGGTCTAACTAAATTTCCACCCGCATTAAAAGAACTTACATATTTTAGTGCGTCGTCTAAACCTTGTTGAGATATAGCTTCTTTTGCATATAAATATTGTGGTAAAAATTCATTTAAAGTTCTTAATGAACCTGCGTCGTCTTTTACAATAGTATTTATTTTATCTTTAAATATTTCTTGTTTATCTTCTAAAGATCTTATATAGTAATCTTTTATTGTTTTTCTTGTTACTGCACCTGTGCCTTCTGGATCATTTAAAGCTGCTTGCAATTGTAATATAACGTTACTTTGCATTGTTTCGTCTATATATCCAACAGCATTTATTTCGTCTCTTCTCATAACTTCCATTAAATTATTAATTAAATCGTCTATTATTGTTTCATCAAAAATATTTTCTGATTGTAAATTACTTAAAACATTTTGTAAAAATTTAGATACATTAGGATTTTTAAGTTGTCTTGTAATTGGCATGTCGTTATGCAATATAGAATTTGACGGTACATCAAATTTTATTTGTAATACAGCAGGATCAGCTAGTTGTGGCAATAGACCTGTATCAGCTTCTACAATATTTAAACTACCATTTTGGTCGTGTATAGTTAAATTTAATTTTTTTAAATCTTCTTTAATAGAATTTAATGTATTAACATCTTCTGGTTTTAAAACATCTGTATGATTTAATATTGCATGAAAAGCAGCAATTGCATTATAATTTTGTGTTGTTACGTTGTTTATATTAAAACCACCCATTGAATAAGATGTAGCTAAAAACGGATTAGAAGTTGTGTACATATAATTTAAATTTAACATGTTACCTCTGTATACACGAGGATCTAAAAAATTAAGATCAGTTTCAGTTGTAATTTTATTTATTAAACCTTTCATACTGTTTTCAAATTGACCTACTGCTGATGGTGATGTTGATAATGGAATTAAGTTTTTTTCTAAAATTTCTTTTAAAGCTATTCCTTTAGTATTCAATCCAGATCCTCCGTGATAAACCATACCTGATAATCTGTTGTCCTCTGTCAATTTTAATTTTTGTGTCTCTAACATTGCTTCTGGCATAGATACATGATTGTCTTTGTAATAATCCCACGAAGGTATATATATTTCTGGTGGGAATGTTCTTGCAAAAAATTTATTATTTTTGTTTCTAATGTTTTCTAAAGCATTGCCAACATCATCTCCGTAATTATTTTTTACATAACCAATATTGTCATCTACTGCTGTAGATAAACCCATTTCTGAAATAATAGTGTTACGATCATCTAACTTAACATACTCTGCTAGATCGCTATTACCCCAATTTAAAACAGATATTGCGTCACCGTCAGGTGTAATTTCTATTTTCAATCCACCTTCTAATAAATTATCTAGAATTAAATTAAAATCTTTGCTTTTTATAATTTGATCTGCATTGTTTGCCATAGCTGCAATGTAATCACCAATTAACATACCTTGATTAATTTTTGATTTAAGTTTCATTTTATAATTTTTAGATAAATAATCTTTTATTTCAGTCTTTACTTTTCTTCTACCTGATGGTGTAAGTTCTAAAGAATCAGCAGCTAAATATTCTCCTGTTTCTCTATATAAATTATTGTCGTCATCAAGAACTTCTACTAAATCTTTAAAACCTACAAAGTCACTATCATCTACACTTAAAGCATACAAAGATTGATCAGTTAATTCACCAAACAATTCGCTAAAAATAAAATCAGGTTCCATTTGCATTTGTGCAGTAAATTTGACTGGATTATTACTGTTACTTGTATAGCTTCTTAAACCTCTAATGCTATCTATAAACGCTTTATTTTTACGCTTAACAACAGAATCTATATTTTCTGTTGGTATTAATGGTTGATTATTTTGTTTACGTACAACGTTTGCTTTTTTAATTATTTGTGAATTACGTTGTGATGTTTCAAATATACGTTGATCTAATTCTGCAATATCTTCGTATGTGTACTTAGAAATATTTTTTAACATTTTTACATTATTAGATTTATTAAACAAATTACTTTTTATTGATGTATTTAATGCGTCTCTTACAAACTCTACATGACCGAATGCTAATTGTTTTTCACCTGATATAACATCATCAAGTTTTATCCACTCATACGCAATTGCGTCATCTTTTGCTTTTGGTATCCATTCTTCTACAACAGATGTAACTGGTTGTCCGTCAACAAGATTAGATTCTGTAACATCTTTTATAATTATGCCTACACCACCGACATCTACACCACCTGCTGCCCTTGCGTCCCAATCAAAACGATCATATTTAATTGGTAAATAAAAACTATTTTTTATAAATTTTCTTTTTAAATCTACTTCTTCTAATGCTTCTCTAAGTGCTTCTGCACCAAATACTTCGTTAGCTCTGTAGTTATCTGTAATGTCTAAAACTACATTTGATTGAAATGGCATTAAGAAATCATGTACTTCAGTTGCTCTAAAATTAGGTGCGCCTGGATCTACAACACCTTGTATCATTTGTTCTTTTGTAAGTGATACATCTAATATGCCACCTGGTAATGCAAACAAATCTCTATGTGGACCACGTTTACGTTTTATAACAAGCAGCTCAACTGTGCCATCTCCTGCTTCTTTTAAAATTACATTGTCTGCAGTTTGTACTTTATCTTTAAACTTGTTATACACAAAGTCATTGTTAACTTCTGCTACATCATCTTTTAAGCTATTTGGTGTATTAGGTGTGTCTACTTCTATTTGTAAACTTTCTCTTGCAAATCTTGAACTTTTAGGATCACCTTCGTAGTTGTAAAATCCTGCACTTGTATCATCATCAATGTCAAATCCCATACTTTTCCAAAAACTTGCACTGTATGCTGATTCTAAAGTTTTATCTAATAAAGTTATTGGTACACCAATTTCATCTGATAATTTTTGTAAAGCAGTAACCATTTTTCTACCAATACCTTTACCTTGTGCTTCTGGTTTTAAATAAAATGCTTCAATGTATATTTCATCACCATTTATTATCTGACCATTAGTTAAATCAAAATGTAAACCGCTACCATCTCCTGCTTCACTTGCAGTGTCATCTAAAAATTGTCCGTATTTTTCTTTAAGGTCGTCAAGAAGTTGCATAACTTTATCTTCGTCATTTATGTCAGTTTCTAATTGACTTACATTATCAGGCACAACATCTGCTGCTGCAGCTTCTACTGTGTCTGGTACTTCTACATCTCCAGTCAATTCACCGTATTGTGCAGCTTCTTCTGCGTCAACTTTTTCAAATGCTTCTTTTGCATAAGGTGGAATAAAGTCACGATCTATATCTCTTCTTAATCTGTCAGAAATAACAGGTCCTTTATTTGTTAATGCCATTTCTATACTTGCCATACTGTTTGGAAATATACTATCTAATGCGTCACCTACTGTTGACACACTTGCAGTTCCACCTCCAGTATCAATTGTTTTATTAAACAAACTTTCCATTTCTTTTTTTGTAGAAAATTCACCTAAATCTATATCAAAAATTTCATCAATGTCTGGTCTAAATCTATTAGGTCCACCTACTGATTGTGTATTTTGGTCCATAATTTGTAAACGGAATCCTGTAATTATATCGTCATTTGCTTCACCAGTTAGTGCTTCAATAACTAAATTAAGATCACTTCTTCCTGCACCAACTAACTCTTCTAAATCATAAGGACCGTAAACTAATAAACCATCTTCTCTAGGCAAGGTGTCCCAGTAATCACTTATATCTTCTCCAATAAAATCTAATAAATTTTGACCGTCAAAATCTCTATTGTTAACTGTTTCTTTAGTAGCAGTTTCAACTAACTGGTCTAATGCTTGTATTATTCTTATAAGTTCTTGGGGATCCACTATCCTCCAATCATACGGTCAAATTGATCTATAGAACTAAACAAATAACTCATATCGTTACGTTCTTGTATACCTCTCTGTTGTGCTGCTTCTTGTGGTGCAAACTTTTCTTCTGCAAATGCAGCAAGCTCTTCACCTGCTGTTGACGGTATAGATATTTCTGTTGGCGCACCAGGAAATAATTTATTAGCTAAATCTAAATTTTTTTGATACTCTGCAGTAGCTGTATCGTAATCTTTATCTGCTTGTATGTAGAAATCAGAAAACGCTACAAGTTCTGCGTCTGTAAGTTTACGTGTAACACCTGCAGATTTAAGTGCTGCGTCTACCTGGTCTTTAATAAATCCTGGTGATGGTGTTTGATACACTTTAGGTGTAAGTGGTGGCTTTTTAAAATAACGTTCCTTTTCTGCATTAAGTTGTGTATATACATCTATCATGTTTAAGTTAGCGTCAACCATTGCACTATACATTGCACCTGATGTTTTTTCTTGCCATGCACCTTGCTCTAAAAAATATTCTTCTACGCCTAAATAACCTGCTTGCATAAGATCTGTTTGCACTGCTTTTATTTCTTGTGGTGCTAATGATATCCAGGATATTTTCTGTGTATTGTTTAGTCCTGGACCTTGACCAGATATGTGATCTGTTGCACCATAAAACTGTTCTTCTGGAATACTACCTGCATATATCTGTTCTGGTAGTAACGCGTCCTTCATCTGTGACGCTGTTGGTTCTCCATCTCTAAATGCGTCTGCTAAATCTGGTTGTTTGTATATTGCATACTCTGGTGTAATACCACCAAATATGTCATACTCTGGTGCAGAAGCTAGATTTGTGTTGTAATCTAACCAACCATCTAATGCTGCTTGTGCTTCTTCTTTAGTTCCTGGTGTAAATATAATTTCTTTAGAAGGATCTTCTGCAACTTCATCTTCTAACAATGCCAATTCATCTCTACTCAAAGTTTGCACTTCACCTACAGATGAACCGTCTGGTTTTCTAATTCCTACAGCTACACTAAATGTATCTCCTATATCTAGGTCTGTATTAAATTTACCTTCAGAACTGTATGACTCTACAGCTTTTAAATACTCACCATCTACTGGTTCCCATGTATTTGTTTCTTCATTAAGTTTCATTGCAGGTCTTGTTAATATAGTTGGTTTTGCAAAACCAGGATATTTTCTATAGTTCTTACCTTCTACAGGATAAAACCCATCACTTAAATTAACAGGTGCATTGTTTCTAAAGTACTCATCTAAATCTTCTGTAACGTATATGGTTCCGCCTTCACCTTGTGGTGGTCGTATAACAGTGCCTAATAAACCTGTATCTTCGTATATCTTATCTAGTTTTGTATTTAAATATTCATAGTATTCTTCTGAAGCACCTGGACTACCTGCACCTTTTATACCTGCTGCAATATCTAATCCTGCGTATATATCTACGTTTCTCTTGCCATCTTCTTCAGACTGTATTGTTTTCCAATCTGATACGCCATATAATTGTGACACTGTATTATTTAATGCTTTATTAAAAGTATTAAGTGGTGTACGTGATGATCTTCTTCTGTCTACTTGTCCATAAGGTTCTTGAAATGATATAAGATCATTAGACATGTCTGCACCTACAGTATCATACACATTTAGTTCTGTGTAGACTTTTGCCATAAATACTTGATCTGGTACTTCTTGACTAACTAAATCTTGTAATATCTTTGTTATTTCTTCGTCTGGTGCAAAACCTCTAAGTGCAATAATGCTATCTACAAAACCTTGCTTAAAATCTTTATCCATTAAATTTCCTCTGTATCAGGTGCTTGTGGTAAGTATACACCGTACTCTTTAAGTGTATCATAATCGTATTGCAAATCTTCTAAGAAATCTGTACGTTCCTGGAATAAAGGCAGCAATACACGTTCAGCTACAACCTGAAAATCTGGATTACTGTTTATTAATGTACCTATAAGATCACGTAATTGTTGTCTTTCTTTAAGTAATGTACGTGATGTACGCCAACCATTCTTAGATAATCCTGATCTAAGTGATCGTTTTTCTAATGTATTAATTAAACTAAACACTACTTGTAGGTCTTTACCTACTGGTGTTGCAGATAACTTAGAACTGTTTTTCCAATCTTTAAGTTCATCATATTGCATTTCTAGTGTAGAAGTTTGTGGTAATCCTGGTACTGTAGCGTCAAATCCAGGAAACTTTTGTTTAGCTAAATCTCTATTAAATGCTAACTCTCTGTTACGTACTAAGTTTTGATACGGATCTGTTATATCGTATTTCTGCAATGTAGATACACGCTTTTCTTCCATATAAAACTGCCCTAGTCTTTGGTTACGTTTAGCTAACCATTCTTCTGGTTTAAGTGGTTCTCTCTGTTCATTAGCAATAGTTCTTACGTATGCTTCATAATCAAAAGGACCACCGCCGCCTTGTGGTATTGCATATTGTGCAGTAAATGAATATTGTTCAAATATCTCTGGATTATCTTTTTGAAACTTAACACCACGCTCATCTACTGGTCTAGGTTCTATAACAACTGTTTTAGGTGTAGCTATGTCAATAGGATTAAATCCAAACTCATCTATAAAATATTTAGTTGCAGAATAGTTATCGCCAGGTGCATATAAGAATTTACCTGTAATTGAATCTTTAGGTGGTGTCTCTAACAACTCTCTATACCTATCTGACAATATTTGCATAGAATAAACATGACCTGCATTTTTATCATTACCTATATCAAAACGTGGATTTAATCCTACTGGACCAACAAACTGTGATATAGCTTTTATAAGTGTTAAATTTTTTGCAATAGATCGTGCTTCTTTCATTAACTCATCTTGTTGTCCTGCTGTTCTGTCATCTCTACCATCAGCTTTTAGTATTCTGTAAACATCAATAGTTGTGTTAGAAGCAATACGTGTTATCTCGTTTTGACCTACATCTTCGTTATATGCGTACAATGCCTGGTATGTATTACGTAACCATGCAGGTACACCTGCTGCAGCAATAAGATCTCCTGCAGATCGTACATCTGGCAAACCATACGGAAACAAAACTTTTTTAGCTTCATCAAATGTAGGACTTGCGTTTACAAAAAAGCTAGCAGGTATAGCAACTGCAGGACCAATACCTGGTACTACTTCTAATGCTAAGTTAAGTGATCCTGCATAACCAGGTAATCTAACGCCAACATTTCTATCTTCACCAAACAATCCATCAGATACAAGATCGTCTATAAGAGGATAATAAAATACTTCTTCACCAGTAACTTCATCTTCCCCTAAAAATCCTTCACCTTCTACAGGACTAAACTTATTACTAGCACGTGCAGCATTAACTGTTACTTGACCTCTACGCAATATTTCTGGATTTTCTTTTAATAACTTTGCCCATGTAGTCATAATCTCTATGTATGCTTCGCCGAATGGAAATATACCACGTAAGTTATATGCAAGTTTTTTACGTTTAGTTAAGTCATATAATAGCTCTTGCACTTCTGTTAAAGCTCTAGCTTTTGCTATTCTATCAATTAAATCAACGTCACCAGATTTATCTGTAAATCCTAGTAACTCTGCTTTTTCTTGCATGTTGGCATTAAATACATCTTGTACATCATCTATCTCTGATTCTATGTCAAATATATCTTCTGCTAAATCATCTACACGTTGTTTAATGTTTGCAGGCACTATATCATCTTCGTATGTAACTCCTGATCCGTATGTACCTGTTATATCAAGTTCTAGTTTCATAAGTTCTTCTTGTTTATCTGTTAACTTTCCTTCTAGTCTTGATCGTTTTCTATTTAGTGCTGTAGATAAATTCTCAAATTCTTCATCAAGATCTTCAAATCCTACTCCTAATGTTGAATCCTTTTCATTAAGTTCTTTAATTTTACGTTGAAACATATCTATATTTATTTCTGTATCTGCTTTACGTAGTTTTTGTGCAGGCAATCCTATGTCAGATCTAAATGTAGCTAACATGTTTTCTCCAGGTAAACTAGCATTCATTGCACCTGCAACTTTAAACTCTTTACCATCAACTGTGTATGTACCACCTTCTAACATAACTTTTCTCATTTTGCCTGACATGTATGGAAGCATATCGTATATAGTTCTCCAATATGCTTGTCTAAATACTGGAGATCTTGACGCGTTATCTGTTCTTTGTCCCATTAATGCGTCAAACGCTTTGTTTGTATAAAACTCTAATTTACCAACATCATCTATATAATCTGTTTTACCTACTGCAACAATGTTTGGTAAGTCATCAATGTAGTCATCAGATAACAATGTTTTCTTAACTTGTTTATATAAAGTTTGATCTCCATTTTTTATACTGTCAAAAAAATCATCTAATGTTTCTGTTGCAAATTGATTACCATCTAATCTATTTAATCTATTTCTTAATAACATTTCAAGTATATTGTTATTTGCTGTTTTTTCTACTGATAATGGAAATGGTGTTTTAGCAAAATCTAAATCATCAATGTTAATTCTTTTACCTAAATCGTCTAATACATCTAAGTTTTGATCAAAAGATCCACCTGCTAGCTGATTTACTCTAGCTGTAATAGATTCTGCGTAAGCATATCTACCACCTGCAGTATTCATTCTTGATCTATATGTAGGTCCACCTGCACTGTATGCTTCAATTACATCTTGTGCGCGTGAACTTGTACCTTCAACAAACTCTTTTAATCTAGTGTCTCTTTGTTTTTTAGTTAAAGCACCTCTGTATAAAAAGTTAAATAATCTGTCATAATGTAAATGTGCAACTTCACGCACAATACCATCATCAAAATATTTTTGTATAAGTCTTGGTTTTGTTTCTTTATTACGTAGTGCGTCTTCTTTTGATACAACGTCCATAGGGTGAACGCCAGGTTTTTTCTTTCTTTTACCTGCTCTGTATGCACCACCAAATAAATGATCAAAGTTATTAGATCCATATCTACGTGAACTAGCTTGCTGCCACTCTAATGCTTCGTCTAATGGATTACCTAACAAATCTGCAAACTGTACATTTTTGCTAGTCCATCTTGCAGCTTCTGTCTTATTAGGTTTTTTAAGTAATCCTAATGACAATACTGACAAAGGTCGTGAAAATATATTGTCATAACCGCGTGTATACATACGTAGCTGCTCTTCACCTACAACACGAAGTAACCAGGCACCACGTAACAATACAAATGGTTTCCAAAAGTCACCGTAGTAACTATCTATAATTTTTGACATAGTTCCTTGTCTTATGTTTGCAGGTAATTTACTAAACATATCTATACCTGCTTCTGACGCTTTTGCTCTAATTAATGACATAGAGTTCATAGCTTTTGCTAATTGTGTTGGATCAGGTAAAGGTATTGATCTGTTAATAAATTCTGTTAGTAAATGTGGATCTGGATTTACAAATGCTTTGTTATCAATAATAGTTTGGCTTATCTTTGCACCTGGATTAGCAACGTTATTACCTGTTACTGCGTCTATAAAGTATGCACGTAACTCTGGTAAATAATCTTCAAACAACCTGCTAAAAGTAAATGCGTCTTCTTTATTTACACCATACTTTTCTACTAAATCATCTGTAGCGTATGTAACCATATCTTTAACAACATTAAACATTCCTGTTTGATCGCCATCTTGTAATCTTATAGCTCTGTTAATTATCTGATCTTTAGCAACAGGATCTACAGTTGTTTGATCTAACCAACCTTTTATGTTTGTTACTGCGTCATCTATTTGATTACTATCTACATATCTGTATGGAAACTCTCCTGCGTATGTAGACAATATTCTTGCTGACCTATTAGGACTATCCATAAGTTTTGTCTTAATAACTTTTTTTGCACCAAATAATTTACCTGTACCTTTAGGTACGCCACCTAATAATTCTTCTGTAGCACCACCTAAAAATCTACCTATAGCACCTACTGTTGGTGCTTCACCTATACCAAAAGGACCAAAAGGATCTTCTAAAAATTCTGTTATAAGTCCTGACATCAGTTCACGTTTTTCATCTGCAGATTTTGTAAAATCTTGTGATATATCCATAAATGCTGCAATAGCTTCTCTATCATTAATGCCAGTAAGTTCTATAAATTTATTAGGACTATCTAATTCTGACATGTAATTTATAAGTTGTTTACCACCAGGATCTTTAGATAAATAATTAGAAATAGATCTTCCAGACATAAACGGTAATCCCCAACCTTTATTAACTGCACCTATGTATTCTTTTTGTGCTTTAGTTAATTTGTCAGGTTCTATTTTTTGTAATTCTTTTACAAGATAATCTGGTACTTTTAATGATTTTCTACTTTTAGCAAAAGCACCTAATCCTAATGTCATGTAGTTTGCAGGATCTAAGAACAATGCTTTACCTGCGTCTAATACACCAGATATAACATTAAATGGTCTACTGTTTGGTTCTGCAACTTGTAATGCAATAGTTCTACCTAATGATATAGGTGCAGTTCCGTACTGGCTTGTAATAGTAAAGTTCTCATTACCTTCTTGCATGCTTCTATCTATGTCAGTTATTGGTGTACCTAAATAGTTTTGTATAACTTGTTGCGCTCTACCTTGATCAAAACCAGAACGTATCATGTACTGGTACTCATCATAAAATTTAGATTGTGGATTCTCTGGATCAAATACTTCTGACTTTGGTAAGAAACCTTCTCCTATGTTTACTGATTTACCTTTTTGTAATTGTTGAATAGCTTTATTAGCTCTTTTTAAATCTTGTTTTGCTAAACGAAGTCTATCTGAAGCGGCTTTGGTCTGTTCTTGGTTGAGTTTCTTATAAA